GCAGATGCTGTTGGATTAGTAATAGAATTTAATTCAACATATAACTACACTACTGGTTTGACTGCAAATACACTATATATTGGTGATATAATAGGATCCTTCGTAGCAAACAATAACAGCATTAAGGGTCTTACATCTAATGCAGAATATTATGTAACAGGAATTACAAGTAGCACGATTGTAATTGCTAAAAATCCTGAATCAGAAGATCCAGATAGAGATAACGACAAACTAGAATATAAAACAAGTATTGAATCTATTTTTGACTTCACGGACACAGATCCATTTTCTGAAGGAGAGTATTGATGTTTGGCATAGAACAAAGCTATTACAATAAGACTCTTAAAAAATTAGTCGTTGCGTTTGGATCTATCTTCAACGAAATATATTTGTCTAGATATGATTCCAGTAATGTTTTAAGCGAACAAATACGAATTCCATTGACGTATGGTCCTAAGGAAAAATTTGTGAGAAGATTGACCGAGGCAAGTAGTATTTCAGATGGAACTAAATTGGGAATCACATTGCCAGTTATAGGATTTACTATTACTAATATTGTTTATGATCCTACTAGGAAAATAAATAAACTTAAAAAGGTTGTAACATCATCAAATAATTCCACAAAAAGAATGTGGTCAGAAATACCATATAATATCGATTTTGGTGTTTATGTTTTCACAAGAACAATAGATGATAATTTTCAAATTATAGAACAAATAGTACCAAATTTTACTCCAGATTTTACAGTAACAATAAATTTTAATGAGTTGAATACTAAAGTAGATGTTCCCTTTCAGTTAAATACAGTTCAAACTATGGAAGATTTTGAGGGTACTTATGCAACAAGAAGAAGCGTGAGTAGCACTTTAACTTTTACTGCAAAAAGTTATATTTACGGTAAAATAAAAGAAAATGCATATGGGCCCATTGAAGATGTAGATATTAATTTTAAAAATTTAGTCACAGAAGAGTTTATAACTGATACCGGATATACAGGCGATGCAGATACAGGGAACGTAACATATAGACCATGAGCGATTCAAACGAAAAAATATCAAAAGCATTGGATGTGGAATTTGATTCTTCTGCACCAAAAGAAATAACTGTTTCCAAAAAAGATATAGAAAAGATCAAAAAGGAAAAAAGAGAAGTTATGCTCTCTGGTGATTTTGAAAAAGCAAGAGATAGTATAACAGAAATGATTTCTACTGGAATGGATGCAGTTCAAGGCATAATGAGAGTCGCAGAAGCGGGCGATTCCCCAAGAGCATATGAAGTAGCATCTTTACTTCTTAAGACTGTTACTGAAATGAATAAGGATCTTATTGATATTCATAAGAAAGCTAAAGATGCCGAAAAGGAAAATGTGACAATTAAGAATACGACAAATAACTCAATCTATGTCGGTTCTACTACAGATCTACAGAACCTTATTAATAAATCAAGAAGTCAATATAAAGATCTACCTGAAGCAGAAGTGATTGATTCGGAGGATGATGATGGCGAGCAGTCGGTACAATAAAAAGGGTTACTTAGGAAATAAAAATCTAAAACCAACTGGTGTAAAGGTTGACTTCTCTAAGGAACAAGTAAAAGAATATATCAAGTGTGCAAATGATCCTATTTATTTTGCAAAGAACTATATCAAAGTAGTATCTCTTGACCAAGGTGTTATTCCTTTTGTTCCTTATGATTATCAGGAAACCATTCTTGAAACTTTAGTAAATCATAGACATGTTATTTGTAAACTACCAAGACAGTCTGGTAAAACTACCACTGTAGGTCCAGGTTATCTCTTAAATAAGGCACTATTTAATCAGAACATGAATATTGCCATTTTGGCGAACAAACAAACTGCTGCACGCGAAGTTCTCGAACGCATCAAAATGGCATACGAACACCTTCCTTGGTGGCTACAACAGGGGATCGTTGAATGGAATAAAAACTCCATTAAACTTGAAAATGGGTCAAAAATTATTGCAGCGGCAACATCCTCGTCGGCGGTTCGTGGTGGTTCATTTAACATCATTGTTTTGGACGAATTCGCACATGTCCCTGTAACAGTTGCAGAAGAATTCTTCAGTTCAGTTTACCCCACAGTAACCGCAGGACAGACCACTCAGGTAATTATAATTTCTACCCCAAACGGTCTGAACATGTTTTATCAGTTCTGGAAGGGTGCGATTAACAAAAATAACGAGTATATTCCAATTGATATTAATTGGGATCAGACACCTCAGTTCCCCGGCGGCCCTCTACGAGATGCCGAATGGAAAAAGAAGACTATTCAAAACACCTCAGAGAAGCAGTTTCAGCAGGAGTTTGAATGTGACTTCATTGGTTCAAGTGACACCCTAATTGCCTCTCACAAATTACACACCTTGACATATTCCCCACCTCTGATTAGAAATAAAGATGGATTCTGGATATACGAAGAACCCATAAAAGATCAAAACGACAATGCAAACGATCATGTGTACTTCATGACTGTAGATACCGCCAGAGGACAGGGAAAGGACTACAGCGCGTTTGTTGTCATAGATGTAACCAAACCACCCTACAAGGTAGTTGCTAAATTTAGAAACAATATTATTTCACCTTTAGTCTTTCCCTCCATAATCAGATCAGTCGGCAAAAAGTATAACGATGCTTGGATTTTGGTGGAAGTCAATGACATTGGATCACAGGTTGCTGATGTTTTACATACGGACTTACAATATGAAAACTTGGTAAAAGTTAACATGTTGGGTAGAAAAGGCCAGATAATTAGTGAATTTGGTGGATCCAAAGGATTGCAGTTTGGTGTAAAAACTAGCACATTGGTTAAGAAGCTTGGTTGCTCTGTTCTTAAAAATTTAATAGAACAGGATAAACTGACATTCAGTGATATTGACATTATAAATGAATTTACTACATTTATTGCTAAAAGAACAAGTTATGAAGCAGACGAGGGACATAACGATGACTTAGTGATGTGTTTAGTTCTTTTTGCATGGGCAACTAGACAAGATTTTTTTGAAAATTTGACAAATTTAGATGTTCGTTTGGAGATGTATAAGGATCAAATAGAACAGATAGAATCTGAACTTTTACCAATTTTATATAACGACGGTCTTACTGATGAAATGGATGATATTGAATCAAAAAATCAAGAAGATATTTGGTTAGTTATCGAACCTAATAAAATTCCTAAAAAGGTAATTTTTGAAGAAAAAGATAATATATCCGGTTGGTTTATTTGAAGATATTTAAAAATATACATATTTTAAACCAAACTATTTAAAGGAGAACAAAAAATGGCCAGACCAAATGTATCAATAAGAGTAGTAGATGAATCTTTAGTTGCTCCAAATGGAGAACAAGCAAGTCCTGGAATTGGAGCTATTGTTTCTAGACAGGGATTAGTTGCAAATTTAGGATCCACTCTAGAAAAACAACTAGGATTAATGACAGTTGAAAATGTACAAGACCTCTTTGGTCGTCTGCGTTACTATGCAGAAAAAGAATTAATTGCGGCTGGGGTAACTGGTATAACACTTCAATCAACAATTGGATCAACTGCTGCTAGTTATATTGATATCGGCGGAACTGGTGCAACTAAAGATTGGCAAAAAGAATGGTGGGCGACTCATAATTTCTTACAATATGGTGGAGCATGTAGAGTTGGTGGAACCGGATCTCAAACTAATACAACAGCGACAGACTCACTATCTGATCCTAATATTTCATATGATGTATTATTCATGGGTGATACAGCTGCAGCAGATTATTCAAATTTAAAAACAGTGGTAAATGCTAGACAAAATACAGAAATTCCAGTTTTAGGTGTAATTTGCGCCACTGGTGGTATTGTATCTGCAACAAAGGAAGCTGATACAACATCGCCATTCTTTATATATGTTGCCGGTTCTAAGTATCATTTGAATGGTTACGGTGAAGGATCCGATGATGCGACTGATTTAATTTCAACAAATCTATCTCCAGATGTTGCTGGATGCATAACTAGATGCGATAGAGATTCATTTCCTTGGTTCTCTCCTGCAGGAAGAGTAAGAGGAAGAATTTTAAATGTAGTAAGACTTGGAGAAAATCCATCTGCCGCACAACAAGATACTCTATATGATAATGGTATTAATCCAGTAGTAACTTTTCCAGGCGAAGGAACTATTTTGTTTGGAGATAAAACTGCCGAAGTGGATACTTCAACTCTTTCGAGAATTAATGTTTCAAGATTGTTTATCTATCTAAGAAAAGTAATCAATCCTATCGCAAGATCGGTATTATTTGAAATTAACGATGCAGAGACAAGAGAAAGATTTACTTCTGTTGTAACTGGTGTTCTGGAGCAAGTACGAGGTCAGAGAGGAATAACAGATTATCGTGTTATTTGTGATGAAACTAATAACACTCCGGATTTAGTACAATCTAGAATATTTGTCGCAGATGTTCTTGTTAAACCAACCATTGCGACTAATTATATTAGAATTACATTTACTAATAAAAACTTAACAGATAGTTTAGGATAATTTAAATATTAAAGGAGTAAAAAATGCCAGCAAATATCGTAGACTTTAGAAATCAGTTCAAGGGAACAAGAAATAATAGATTTAAAATAATCTTGACCCCTCCGGCTACTGGTACACCAGCAAAAGGAGCTCAAGCAGTCACTATACAATCAGACTTGACATTATATGGAAAGGCAACAGCATTACCCACTGCGTCTATTGGCATGATTCCTGTTCCTTGGATGGGTAGAGTTATTAAATTTTCAGGGGAAAGAACATTTGCGGATTGGAGTGTTCAACTATACGATTCAGGCGAAGCAGAAGGTGATGTTAGACGATCAATGATGAATTGGTTGGAAGCAATGAATACTGCAAGAACACACGATATTTCTTATAACTATACAGGTAGTGCAGAAATACATTGGGACGATTTGGCAGGGACGCAGTCGTCAGCTCACAACAGCCAAAGTGGATTCAAGAGAAAAGTAAAGTTAAATGGAGTATTTCCTATTGATGTTGGAGAATTGCAATTAAGTTATGACAATGTAGATCAGTTTAGTGAATTTCCAGTAACATTTGCATACGATTTCTGGGAATACATGTAATTGAATTAATTATAGAAAGAATATTATTATGGCATTAAGCGATTATTTTGGTTTTTCGTTTGGAAAGAAAAAGTCTTCGGAAGAACAAGAGGGGGTTGAAGCACCAAAAGCCCAACCCTCTTTTGTTTCTCCAGATGATTATGATGGCACATATGTAATTGAAACTGGTGGTATCATGAGTAGCTACTTTGATTTTGGTGGCTCACTCATGGAAGAAAATACATTAATTCAGCAATATCGCTCAATGTCGCTTTATCCCGAAGTAGATAAAGCGATTTTAGATATTGTCAACGATGCAGTTGTTTTTGATGATGTAAATGAATGTGTTCAAATGAATCTTGATAATATCATATCTCTTTCTGATAATATTAAAAGTAAACTTCAAACAG